CTTACACAGACAAATGCGAATGGGCTTACTGGGATGAGTCTATATATGCTCATTATGATGAAAATGGTAATATAATTGATGAATACGAGCATGGTTATGGTATCTTGCCTTTTGTATTTACTCATAAAGAAGAACAAATAGATAATTTCTTTGTTGAAGGTGCTTCAGATATATGTGGAGCTAATCTTCAGGCAAATATTACTTTAACTGAATTACAATTAGGTTTAAGATTTCAAATGTTTGGTCAAGCATACACAACAGGTGTATATAGCGACAAACCTTTACAAAGACTAGGTTCAGATAGAGTATTAGATTTACCTGAAGGTGCTACCTTTGATATAGTAACTCCTGGTGGTGATCCACAGGCTGTTATAGATGCATTGAAGTTTCAAATAGAGTTGGTTGCTCAGAACAACCATTTATATGTGCAATTTGCACAGGATGGAGGGGAAACTCCTTCAGGTATTGCTCTTAGAATTAAAGACCTTGATAGATTTGAAGATTATCAAGACGATTTAGAACTATGGAAGATGTATGAGCATGAGTTTTATCAAGTAGAAAAGGAAATAGCTGCATATAACAACATTAAGCTACCTGAGAAGTTTGGTATAGACTTTAATGAAATAGAGTATCCAAAAACAGTACAAGATCAAATTACTTGGAATGATTATATGATAGCTAACAATTTGACCAACAAAAATGAATTATATGTTAAATACAATGATGATTATACATTACAAGAAGCAAGTAAAAAAATTGAAGAAAATAAAGAGATAAATCAAAATGGCAGAGAAGAACAACAACAACAAGAGCAACCAGTTGCAGGATCAATATTTGCTCAAGCTCGTCAAAGAACTCAAGCAAATCAATAATTTTGAAATAGAATTGCCACAAGATGATATTAATGATATTGTGCAAGACCCTAAAGCATGGGCTGAAAATTTTGCAGAAAATATTATTATAAAATTTATACCTAATTTCTTAAAATCTAAAAAGTTAGGTAAAAAGTTAGCAGAAAGATTAAAATGATAAGTAAAATAACACAAACATTTGATTTTAAAAAATTAAAAAGAGAATCTAAGTCAGTTATAAATAAACTAGGTATTTCTATGTTAGTAGATGACCCTGCTAAAGTTTTAAAAGATAGAATTAATAAAAATGTTAATTATAATGGTAAAGCAATGAGAGGTTTAGAAAAATCTACTTTGAATATTCGTAAAATGAGAGGTAGGACAAGTAGTAAGCCTTTAATAGAAACAGGAAAACTTATAAATAGCATAGAAACAATTAAAAAGAAAAACAAAACTGGTGTAAGATTTTTAAAGTATGGTATGAATCAAGCAGAGGGTTTTACTACTAACAATCACTTTGCAGTTAAAAAAGGAAATAAAGTTGTAGGGTTTAGGGATTATAGTGATGGTAGAAGATCACTTCCTAGACCTTGGATACATCCTGAATCACCCTTTGCAGGGCTTTTAAAAGAAAACGAAGAAGCTAGTAAGGCAGTAGTTAAAGCAATAAGAAAAGCTATGAAAGGCAAAGTAACACACAGATACAATAAATAAAATGGCAATAGAGATAACAGATGAAGAAATTAATCAAATTCTTGATAACTATGAAGAAGAAATCGAAGAAACAGACAGATCCCTTATCGGATTACTCGCCCTCGGAATTGCTTTCGATGTCGATATACTTGCAACTAGAATTACTAGACACATTGAAATCCTTAGAAGAACAGGGGTGTCAGATGAAGCAATCGCAGGAATTCTCTTTAACGACTTGCGAACCCATGGAAGAATCTTTGGAGAATTTCGCAATTCCCTTGTCAGAGGAGTTGTATTTGGAAATAACCAGTTTTCTAGAATCGGACAACTTGAAGTTTATGGGGATAGCATAGAGTTATTCAGATGGGTAACTGTTCAAGGACATAAAATATGTGATGATTGTCAAGGTAGAGAAGGTGATGTAGATACCTTTGATGGTTGGCAATCTAGAGGACTACCTGGTTCAGGGTGGTCTATATGTGGTGGAAGATGTTATTGTATATTAGTGCCTGAAGATGTTAATAGCTCAGATACACTTAAAGTAGATCAAAATCAGTTAGCTTGATTCTTTTCCATTTCTTCTAATTTAGCCATCCACTTAGCTCTTTGAGTCTTAGTAGGCTTACCAGGAGGTAAAGGTGCTAATCCAACCTTCTTAGCTCTCTTTCTTATATGATACCAACTATTAAACTGATCCTTTTTCTTTTTAAGTAAATTAGGATTGTTTTTTATTTTCTTAACTCTCTTTTTCTCTTTAATAACCCTCTTTAAAGGCTTATCGTTGACTTTATTTCTTTTGGGTAAATCCTTACTAACAGGTATAGAATCAATTATTTCACTAGGTGTATATCCTACACCCTCAATCTCCTCATCCATACTATTAAAAGCTACATCTACTATCTCTGCATCTTGAGCATCTAAGAACTGCTTAAAAGGGGCTTGTATCTTAACATTAACCCTCTTAACTATCTTACCTGCTACATCCATAACTAATCTACCTGCTTGTACATTACCCTCTTTAGCTTCTCTTATCATAGCTTCTAATACTTCAGGTAGTTTAGAGTTAAAGGTAACCATATACTTTTCATATACAGCTTCAACAAAAGCAACATCTTCTCTCCATTGTGCAAGGGTATTTCTATTTATATCAAGCTCTTTACATACATCACCATAAGACATATCTGGTCTAGTACCAAGTAGATCAATTGCTCTTAGTTTCTTTAAGTTAGCTTTTTTAAGTAAATTCCTTTTTTTAAGTAAATTTGACATAGGTTATTTTAAGTAAACTATAAATTCTTTGCAAATGGGAAATGGGGGATTTAAGTAAAGTTTTATATTTTGTGGGTTTTGCTACCCCCCATAAGGAAGGGAAGGGTATCCCCCTGGTACCCCCTTGACCCTTCGAGAAATACCCCCCATTGATTCATTTTAATAATAGGAATTAGACATAATATATATTATCGGCAAATATATTGCCCCCCTATTTATCAGGCTTAATATATGTTAAATTGTTTTAAGTAAATTGATGTTGAAGGGGGCTTTGATTATCTGATTATTTGCATATCTCATATATTATTAATATATTAAAGGGTTATAATAACATCATGTTAAGGGGTTAACAATGTCAATAGTAAATAAAATAATAACTAATATATATAATGATGAGAATTTAACTTACTCTGAAATGTGTAATAAATATGATCAAAATGAAATATTCTATAATGAGATTATAAAGTTTAGAGATATATCAGAGCTTAAAGAAATTGATATAGAATTTATTAATATATGTATTGAAGCATATATAAAGAAATATAATAAATAAAAAGGGGTTAACAATGGACTACAAACAATACTATAATAAAAATAACATACTAAGTATTAATGCAGATGCTAAAACTACTAAGGGATATAAAAAAGGCTATTTAACAGCTATATTATATTTAAGCCCTGCCAGATTATCAGGTAAAGAATTGTGTGCATATAGGACTAAGGGCTGTACAATAGCTTGTTTAAATGTAGCAGGTAGAGGGAAGTTTAACACAATACAACAAGCTAGACTTAAAAAAACTAATTTCTTTTTAACAGATAAAAAGGGCTTTATGCTTAATCTGATCAGAAGGGTTGATAACTTTATTAAACTTGCTAATAAAAAGGGCTTAATTCCAGTAATTAGATTAAATGGTACTAGTGATATACCATTTGAAAATATTAAATTAAAATTTACATATGAAGAGCTATTTAAATTTAATAATGTTTGCAAATATTATGATGAAAATATTAGATATAATATATTTGAATTATTTCCAAATATTCAATGGTATGATTATACAAAATATCCACTAAATAAAAGAACTTTAGCACCTAACTATGATTTAACATATTCACTTGGTGAGAATAACTGGGATAATGCTAAACATTATTTAGATAATAAAACTGGCAGAGTATCGGCTGTATTTAGTCATAATATCCCAAAAACATATAAGGGTTATAAAGTAATTAATGGTGATAACTCTGATTTAAGATTTTTAGAGCCTAAAGGTGTTATTATAGGGCTTAAATTTAAGGGTTCAGTAGTAGATAGAATAAAAGGTATTAATTCAGGTTTTGTGATATATAATAATAATAAATAAAAGGGGTTGAAATGGATAATAGAAAATTCGAACATTTATTAAGGAATATACCTAATAACTTTTTAACTAGGTATATAATTGATTTAATAAATAAAAAAATGATTAAAAGTTCTAGTAAGTATTGCTTATTTAAAAGGTATAGAAAGCCTATAAAAGGTTTTAAATATGATGATAGGGGGGGCTTAATACCTATAAATAATTTAAGCAGCACTAAAAATATACCTACATATAAAAGAGGTAAAACAATTTCTATATATTTAAGAAAAAGAAATATTAAAGAAAATAAAATTTCTTATGTATCTAGAGAAAATATTAATATAAAATCTTCTAACAATTGTTATGAATGCAAAGAAGATGTATATATTAATATAGAAGATTATCACATAAATAAATATGATAAATTAATTTGTTCTGATTGTGGTATAAAGAGTCATTGTTTTTGTTCTGATTGTGGGGCATATGTTCCTACATCTGAAATTAATTGTATTGATAATACAGAATTAATTTTAGATATAGAGATAGATGAAAATAAAACTCTTTGTTTTGATTGTAATACAAGTTATGAAAAGATCATAGAAAGTGGGGTTAAATAATGGAAAATAAAATAATTAAATATATACCTGTATTACAATTAATCTTAATACTGGTGTTATTTTTTAACCATCTTTTAAGGGGCTTAATTGTAACCCCTTTTATACCTTTAATAATATTATCTTATTGTAATTATGCATATTTTAAGAGGCTTTTTTAATATGGATAATCTAATATATAATATTATTGGTTTAGGGCTTGTTTTAGTGTTTTTAATTGAATTAAAGAAAGTAAGAGTATATAAGATTATTAATCTTTTTTTTAAGGTGATAATGTATATTCTTTTAATATCAGGTAGTGTTACAATAATTAATATAACAATAGGGGGTTAAATGAGTAATAAAAAAAAATGTTTAGATGCACTAGACTACTTTTACAATTGTGAAGATATAGAGAACTTTACAACTGACAGAAGATATTATACTAAAATTCTGTTAAACAAAATATCTAAGATATTTAAAGTAGAGCATTTATATAAATTCTAAATAATAAATACTTCATGTATAATAAAAGAGGGGCTTTAATTAGCCCCTTTTTTTATGCCCTTTTTTTATCTAGGTATACAAACATATTAAAACACCTTTAAACCCTTTAAAAAAGCCTATTTTTAAGCCTAATTTGATAAATAAACCCTATAACCTTATTAACATATTAACATAATTAGTAACATTTTAAATAATTTCAGGAAATAGATATAAATAATTAAAGCCTATTTTTAAGGCTTTTTTTAGCTTGTTTTTAAGGCTTAAATAATACCATGTAAAATACATAATTAGACATAATCAATTTTATCAGAATATATTTTACTATTCAAATTTTAACCCCATCCACCCCCCCATTTGACTCCTGGTTGATTTTATCCAACTTTTTGCCCAAAAAATGACCAAAATTTTGTGATCTTCTCATTTATATTTTTGGCTCGTGTTTTGAACTTTTTTTGGTTTATATTTCTATTTATAATTTTGACTCGTGTTTTAAAAAAAGAAAAGGGTAGACATGATCAATATCTACCCTTTAAGGAAACAACGAAACGAGGGGTTGTTAGAGTGCGAAATCTTTTATACTTCTTATAAAATATTTATTACCTTCCATTAGATTTGAGGTTCTAGATAGAAGTATACTAATCCCTATCTATCTAGAATATTACCCACCATTGAGTTTTCGTAATATCCAGGATTAAGTTTAGATCAATTAACTTAACCTTGTCAGTTCGTTATTACAGATTGTCCTGCACAGCTACTGGAAGTCTGACTTTAGAAGTTTCCATGAATATATGTAGCATCCCTTTTGGTATATTCTTATTTATATTTTGAAATCTTGTGCCAAAAGTAAATTTTCCCCAAACCACAAGCATATAATAATAACACTTTATTTTTATATTTACAACTATAATTTTGATTTATATTTTTTACTTGTGTTTCTAGCATAAAGTATTATATATTCTATAAAGTTTTTATATAGTTTTATGTGTTTTACGAGTAACTTACGAGTAAATAAAGGGTATCAAAATGAGCATAGACTTCAACCTCCTGGAACTTATAGTAGTATGTTTTACGATTGTAGTAGTATCAATGATCAAAGTTTGGTTTAAATATTAAAAAATTAAGGACATCAATGACCCCTCACATCACATGTGTTGTTAACCCCTTTGGTTGTTGGTGTCCTTCCTTTATATATGAATAAAATAATTACAGAATTAAAGAATCAAGAAAGGTCATTGTCGTGGCTATCTCGGAAAGTCGGACTCCACTATCAAACAGTTATAAGGTGGAAGGATAGTGGTGTTCCGAGGTGGCATTGGGATAAGATTGCTAAAGTATTAAATAAATCTAAAGAGGAATTATTTAGTGAGTAAAAAGCCTGAGTATTATAAAACAACAAGTGGTGTATATGTTGCTTTAAACAGAGCAGCAGTAAGGATGTTTAAGAAAAAAAACATTAAATATATTAGACCAGGACAATTTATAGATTTTAAAAGTATGATGCCAACAAAGGATAAAAAGGATGAATGATGATGACTTTGTACCTGAAGTACCAAAGTATGTATTTAATGAATATGAAGAAGTTAGAAAGAGTGGCAAGTATATTATGTTTTATCCTGAAGCAAGAGAACAAACAAGTTTAACTAGACAAGAGTGGGTGTATATAATGGAGAATTATAAAAACTTAAAGAAAACATATGGGGGTTAATGTGGCTAAAAAAACAACAATGAAAAAACGAGAAAAGTCTTTACCTGAATTAATAAAAGCATATAAGAAAAATCATAAACTAACAAGAGTAGATACTAATATAGGAAGATGTTATACACCTGATGTTATGGATCAATCTACTTGGAAACCATCTGTAACTACAATGGAGAATATAATATCTAAAGGTATTATGTTTGAAAGATGGATAGCTAACTTTGGTGGTTATGATAAAGTATGTGATTATGTAGGAAAGAAAGCAGATGATGGTACACTTGTCCATGAATATATAGAAGATTTGCTTAATAAAGGTAAAGTTGATCTACCTAAAGATACTGAGGAACATATTAAAAAGTATATGCAATCATTTATAGAATGGTATAATGAAGCAGATATAATACCAGTTGAATTAGAATTACAACTATATCATAAAGATGTGCCTTTTAGTGGTACTGCTGACTTGGTTGGCTACTTAGATGGTAAGTTAGTTATGATAGATTGGAAAACTGGAAACGAATATCCAACTAATCATCAAATACAACTATCTTGCTATATGTATTTGTTTAACACACTATTTCCTAAATATCAAGTTAAGGAAATATATTGTTTATATGTTAAAAGTGGATGGAGAAAAAAACCTACATTTAAATTAAGAGAATATAAATATGATTCTCTGGTATATAAAGCATTGACATATTTATTCAACTTTAATATTGCTGCTAATAAAACTAAAGTAGCCTCTAAAGTAGAACAAGTTTTACCTAATACTTATAAAATAAAAAGGAGAAAATAAATGGATCAAGCCGAAACAATTAAGTTTTCAGAACTTAATAAAGATTATAATTTAGTATTGTCTTTTGATGAACCTAAAGAATTTGATGGAAAGTATGGAAAGTCTATTTGTTATGGTGCTACTTTAAGTGGTGATAATGTTAGATTTTATGCTTCACCTGGATTGCATCAAGAAATACAAAACCAAGGTCTTACAAAAAGTGATAGATGTGTAGTTAGAAAAATTGCAGGTGATTTTACTTATTTTACTGTTAATGGTATTAATAGCAAACATGCACCTAAAGGTAATAGTTCTACTTCTGAGGTTGCTCCTGAACCTGTTAAAGCTACTAAAATAGAGGATATACAACCAAAGTCTATTATATCTGTAGATGCTTTATATGATAAAGTGATAGGGTTAGAAGAAAAAGTTGAATCATTAGAAAAATGGTACAATGAATGCAATGGTTCAGATAAAGATATACCATTTTAATGGATAGGAAATGTATAAAATGCAACAAAACTAAGGTTATTTCTAATTTTAGAATGTCAGGAGCATATAGAATTAGAAGATGTGATGCTTGTATTAAAAAAGACACAAATAAATATAATGCAAACCTAAGAGAGAAAATAAAAGAGTATGCACAAGGGTGTTGGTGGATAGAACAATATTGTTATGCTTCTTTATTTTATTATGGTGGACAAAACAAAAGAAGATAAATTTAACCAGTTTTGGAGCTTGTATCCAAGAAAGGTTAAGAAGTTTGTTGCTAGACGAACTTGGAATAGGCTGTCTAAGAAAGAGATTGATGAGATATTTAAGGTGTTAGAAGATCATATGATTAGATGGAAAGAAACTGAAATACAATATGTTCCACATGCATCAACTTGGCTTAATCAGAAACGATGGGAAGATGAACTTGAACCTTTGCCTAAAAAAGAACTATCATCAGATGAATATTATGATAAGAAGGCAACAGAGTTTAGAAAGCAAATGCAAGAAGCTAAGAAGAATGCAGCAACTACTGAAGAAATAAAGGAGGTACTCGGTTTAAAATGAGTGAGAAAAAAAGTTTAATAGAAAATAATGCAAAATTAGTTTATATAAATGCAAAGTTAAAAGATAAACTTACTATTGCTATTAATGGTTTAAAGGCTATAGCTGAAAGTGGAGCAACAAGTATAGCACAAAAAACTTTAGATGAAATTGATAAACATGAGTAAGCAAATTATAACATTATTATTATCATTACTATTTAGCTATTTAATAGTGTATGGTATAGTAAGGTTATTTTTCTAATGAATCATTTAGATTTATTTAGTGGAATAGGTGGCTTCAGCTTGGGTATAAAACAAGCAGGTATTAAGGTTAATCGTCATTACTATTCAGATATAGATAAGTATGCTAATGAACTATTTAAAAGGAGATTTCCAGATGCAATCAAAATGGGAGCAATTGAAAATGTTTCACACGAACACCTCGCAAGGACAAGAATTGACTTGCTTACAGGAGGATTTCCTTGTCAAGCTTTCAGTATTGCAGGAAAAAGACGAGGATTTGACGACACAAGAGGTACTCTCTTTTTTGAAATCGCAAGGATTCTCGAAGATTACATTAAAAATGGAAAACCCATACCCTGTATACTTCTCGAAAATGTTAAAGGTTTACTTAGCCACGACTCTAGACGAACATTTACTACAATCTACAAAGTTCTTGCCGACCTTAATTATACCCTTGAATGCCAAGTGGTTAATACTAGGTGGTTTCTCCCACAAAACAGGGAACGAATCTTTATCTTTGGCAGATATAATGGAAACCCAAGTGGAAGAAAAGTATTTCCTATCGGAAAAAATGACATCCAAATTAATAAGTTAAAAACAAATGCAGAGTTTAAAATCATAGACAAAAAAGGCAATAAAAAAAGAAATCAGGACTATGCTGCTTGTTTGTCAGGTGGTGGTCATAGTGGTGGGAATCATAGTGATATGGATTTAATAAAATTAAATCAAATAGGTGTTATAGAAAAAGATTCAGAAGCTACTAGAGTGTATGATACATCTTGTGCTAGGACAATTAAAAATGGTGGTGGTATGGGTGCTAAAACTGGATTATATAGAGTTGAAGATGTTAATCTAATTGCTAGAAAAAGAAGACACGACACTCCTAAACAAATAAACAAATATCTTAAAAAACATAAAGACAGAACAATAAGTGAAATAGCAAAAGAATTAGAGTTACCTAAAACACAAGTTGAACATTATTTTAGAGAAGATAAATATAGAGCAATACCATCTCCAGATGTGTGGTTACAATTAAAAAAATTGTTAAAATTTGATAGTACTTATGATAAACAGGTTACTGAAATATATGAAAAAGAATATGAATTTGAATCTTCTAAAAGAGTATATTCAAGTAAAGGAACATCACAAACATTAGACACAGGTAATACAGGTTTATACAAAGTTTATTCAACACAATTAAGAAACCCTAATAGACCTTCATTAACAAAGGTATGTGATTGTGGTAGTAAAAAATTATACAAAAAATGTTGTGGAGTTGATGGTGGATCAGGAGTTTTATCAAAAGAAGATGGTACTACTTATTGTTTAGATTCAGGAAATGCACAAGCAGTAGAAGTTAAGTCTAAAATTAGAAGATTAACACCTATTGAATGTGAGAGATTACAAGGTTTTCCTGATAATTGGACAGATGGACAATCAGACACTCAAAGATATAAACAATGTGGTAATGCAGTATCAGTTCCTGTTATAAAAGCAATTATGGAGAAAATATATGATTTGTGAAATATGTAAAAAGAAAATGGAAAAGCCTAGTGAAACACCACAAGAAGCTATGAAAAAGTTTGCAATCAAACTAAAACTAGAAAACGAAATTATTAAAAAGGAGAAAAATGTCACATCCAAGCAAACAAAAAGGAAATAGATTTGAAAGACAGGTAGTAGAACTATGTAAAATATGGGATATATTTTGCAAAAGGGCTTGGGGATCAAATGGTGAAGCATTAGGTATGCATTCTGAAGTAGATTGTGTTATAGATGATGATTTTAGAGTCCAGGCTAAAGTAAGAAAGAAACTACCTGCTTACCTTATACCCTCAGAAGAAGTAGATGCTGTTGTATTTAAGCAAGATAGAGGTGAGGTATTAATGCTTATAAGGTTTGAGGATTGGTTGGCAGAGAGAAAGAAATGTGAGGAGATAGCAAAAATAGTAGGTGAAGACACCTGCAAGTTTATAAAAGATAGTTTAAAAAAGTGATCTGTAATAAATGTAAAAAAAAACCATCTGTAGTGTTAAATAATACTGAGCCTTTATGTGTAAAATGCTTTCTAAAACAACATAGGGAGAATAATGAATCACAAGGAAAACTTTCAAGCAAGAACTAAAGTAAAGATTGCTGAAAAAAAATGTTCCGAGTATTTAATTAAAAACAATATCCTGCACCATGAATTTGGATTTGACCCATATAATAACCCTATTCCAACAAAAGAGTTCTATTTATTACCTGAAATTATTCGTTCTGCCCCTGATTTGGTGGTATATAGGAAGAATTTTTACTTTCTAGAGGTAAAGGGTTGCAAAGATGTTTTAAGGCTTAAAAAGTGCGATATGAAAGCATATGGGATTTGGAACAAATTAATGTCTGTATGGTTTTTTATTTACAATAGCATAAAAAAGAAGGCTAGATTTATATGCTACAAAGATTTGAATGATATAACGAAACATTGTGAGGTAGATATATATGAAGACAATAGAAAGGAATATTTCAAAGTTGATTTGGAAAAGTTATATAATAAATAAGTTATTTGAAGTTATTCTGGCACTTATACTGGGTATTGTTGGAATTTCTTTATTTTTAATATTTATTATATTAAGCTCATTAGACACTTTAATAACTTGGGGAAAACATGCAAAGACTATACTATGGAGAAATAATAGATGGAGAAATAAAGCTTGACAATGAAAATGATTGGGATGAATTATATAAAAAATATTCAGGACAATCAGTAGAGATTTCAGTTAGGTTTTTAGGTAAAAAAAGGAATGGTAAGCAAAATAGATTTTATTGGAAAGTAGTTGTAAATGGTCTTGCTTCTTACTTTGGTTATACAGCAGATGAAATGCATAAAGCATTAAAAGTTAAGTTTGATGTACCTTCAACATCTAAGTTATCGGTTGTAGAATTTTCAGAATATGTAGAAAATATTATAAGGTGGAGTGAAATAGAGCAAGGTTTTTTATTTCCACTTCCTACCAAACCTCAACAATCTTCAGAGAAATAGAATATGTTTTAAAGGCATCTTGAGAAACTCTTAAAGAATCCTGATCAAACTTGCAAATATAAAAATCATCATTATGATTACTATCAGGTTGGAAGATAAAATTTAAAGCACCACCTAATGTTTTGTTCCACACTTGTGCATAAAAAGAATCGTCTGTTTCTATATTGAACCCTAGGTATGAGTCAGATGTTGGGTTTCCTGCATTGTTCAATCCATCTAAAACACTTGTTTCATAAGTAGAATCATTAGGATGTTCTGTATAGCTACTGGCTCTAGGGTTAGATGAGAACAAGTCGGTATCACTTATATAAGAGAATTTTAAATTCCAACTTTTTCTTCCATTTCTTCTAGCTCCTGTTTGGGTTACATCTAATGTGCTATCATATACATCAAATGGGTTTGTTTTATTATCTCCAAGAATCCATAAAGGATTTCCTGTATATTTAATATTAGATATACTTCCACCACCTGATGTAGTTATGGTATCAACTCCATCCATTTCTATCTCCATAGATAGTTTTAGGTCAGGGGAATGTGGCATAGTATATTGTATGCCTGTACTAATAGCTCCTATAAAATGATCTACTGAACCTATGTGAAGAACCTGTGTGTCATGTGCTACACTTGTTTTTAATATGGTTGAACCATCTAAAGGTGTAAACACATTACCTGAAATATTACCATTTAAAACTTCAGTAAAATCATTTGTTAAATCCTCACCATTAGGGTCATTGTTAAGTATAGATAAATTAGGCACAGATGAAGAACCTATGTTATGATTTAAAAATGCTATATAATATTTCATATTCCCTGAAAAGGAATAATTTACAGGACTTATTGGTAAAGTTATGTTATATGGAACAGGCATTTCTGTAGAAAAGGTAGGGTTTAAAGCATAAACATTACTAGGAACACCCTCTGTAATGCTTGTTCCTATTGTTTTGTGATACAAATAATTATCTATATAAAATACTGGTGTTCCTACATTACTATAAGCCATTTATAAATCCTTTCTTAATCATAAAATTTCTCCGAACTTGCTCCCACTATATTTTCATCCTTGCCAATTAAACTTTTTAGTAAATGAGGTTGTTCTATTAAAGGAATAAAACTTGGTTGCCCCCATCCAAAAACTACAACTTTATTAAAATTGCTTATAAACCCTTTAAATGTAAGCAAAATATTATTTTCTAGTTTTGTTTGATAAGGGTTGCTTACAATAATCTTTTTTGTCTTTTCACTAAAACTAATATCTATATCAGAATTTGTGCTATCTATACTATATATTTTGCCAACATAATTTATCTCTAATATTTTCAATACACCATTTAACTCTATGTTTATAATATGACGATTATTTCTATTTTTTATACCTTCAAATTCTTCTCTTTCTAAAGATATTTTACACGATGTAATTTTTTCTAAATTTTTAAATTTATCTTTTATAATTCTTTTTCTTTTTATAATTGATGACATTTTTTGCTTTCTATTTATTTTACCAATTAATTTTTCTTATACTTAAAGCTAAATCAAATCTACAATTCACACCACATCTAATTGTAACATTTGATCCACTAGAAAAAATATCTGTTTCTAGCTCACCTACTGTCCAGTCATATGTAGTTGTAGATGTTAACCCCTTATCTCTATCATGATAAACCCCCTCGTTGCCAAAAGCAGGAAAGATTAAATCCCAATTATCATCTCTCATAACAAGTCTAACTTCATCTCTTTGATAAGTATAATTACCTTCTTCATACCATTCAAAATTACTTACAATAAAGGTAATTCTAAATCTATCACCTACATTAAATTGCGATCCCACAGGTAATATTCTATATATTAAATTATGATGAGGGAGCGAAGTAGTTTCATTAGAAGCTCCCACCCAATTTAATGTTTGTATACCAGTTATTTGTAAATTACCTGCTCCTTGATAACTATCACCAGTATGATTTACAAAAGGTGCAGCGACCCAATCTACTAATTCTACATCTAATTCAGGAGTCATTAAACCTTGAGCTACTAACTGTTCTGTCAATAAAGATAAATCGTTTTCATCTATAACTTCATCCATGTTTAAATCACAATTATAAAATTGACCCTCAGTTAGATATTGAGTAGGATTAATTATATATTTATCTAAGGCTTCCCTATCATACATATCTACTTGACCACTTCTATAAAAATCTCCACTTGCTTGATTTAATACATCTGGGTTTCTATTTAAGTTATGCATTTGCATACATTCAATTTGTATGTTTTTAGTTCCTTTGGTTATTTTTGTCACCATAAAATAAGGATGTATTATTTGACCATTTCTTATGTTTTCTACTGTGTAATCTTCACCAAAGCACTTCATATTGTTAGCTAGACTGTCAAAACTTACTATATCTGTTATTTCAATATGCATATATCTCAATGGTAAAGTAACATTGATAATATTATGCTGATTACAATTATAAGCTAATATAAAATCTCTTAATTTTGTGGGAGTTGTATTATTAAAGTATGGATTTGGTGTATAATCGCTAGGATTTCTAGTATAATTACTTTCAAACTCCATAACAGAATCACCAGGGCTATCAGGGTTTAAAGCAAAATTTTCTTTTTTATATCCATTCGGATAGCCTTTATCTCCATTGCCATAAAAATCATATGCATCTACATATTTTGTAAATTCATAGGAGTCATCTGCATAATCTTTACTATGTTTTACTCTAACCATAGTCTTTACTTTTTCTACCTTTGTTCTATCAAAAGATATTTTTTGAATATGTTCAGATAAAATAGGAACATCTACATCGTTTTCAGCATATTCTTTTTGTATAATAGCCATTCCTAGTTTAGCATTTGATCTAAACAAAGGTATGATAGGTGAGTTTTTTGCAATATCTTCTATTAGTTTTTTAGAATTCATTTTTTTTGTTACAGAAAATGCCATTTTCCACCCTAGATTTGAAATTAAACTTTCAGTTTCATAAAAACTATCATGTAATTCTACTGGAGTTTCTAATTCTTCTTCAATTATATTTCTTATAATTGATGTGGGGCTAGGGGATTCATTTAAATAATCATTTGTTCTACCTAATGAATCTATGTAAAATTCTTTATTAATTATGTTTCCAACTTCAAATACATGCTTGACAGATAAATGATGAATTCTAGTTGATAGTGAAGTTTTACCAGTATAAGCTAAGTGAGAATTTGTATGCAAATCCAAAACAAGTGCATTAAATCTATTAGGAATATCCCAAAGATAATTTCTTACAGCATTCATATATACAGGATATTCTTCTCCAAACCCACCAGTTCCAAAATGTTCGTGGTTGTTATCAAATAAAGATAACAGTTCTCCATTAGCTGTAACTAAGTCATCGGTACGAGCTTGTGCTAACATCCCAAAAGATAAAGTTTCCATTTCTTCACCTGCTTCTACATCAGCTAAATAACCTAGCATTCTAAAATTAAGATATTCAGCATTAATTCCTAAATTAGTGGTTTCATTAGGGTCAACCACCATATCAATTTTACCATGGAAATATGTAAATCCTGATTCTTCTATTGCATCTTCTACTTCAGATTCTGGTAAAGTAAAAAGAATTCCTATATGTTGGTTGTTTGCATTATCCACCCCAAAATGTTCTAATGTAACCATATTTTGGTTAAAGGCAACAGGCTCTGAATAATTTACATTAGGTTCAAGACCTGTAAGTTTTGCATCCCTCCAAACAAAATCGTCATCTATAACACTATCAAAAACTTTAGGTTCAGGCATAACTAAAGGAAACATACCACCTTTTGGAACTTTAATCCCTGTTGTTCCAGGCACATTCCAATCTTCTTTAAAATGTATATGAAAACCATTACTAAAGTAATAATTCCAATTTCTTGAAAGTCCACCCTCAACTGGCTCAATCTGATGAGGAAAAAATGCTTCAGGTTGATACTGTCCATTATAATGTACATTACTACTAGCTATAGCATTCCAATTATTGCTTTGAGCCATATCCCAAATATCATTCTGTATTGATTCTACATCAACCCCACTCCATAATACTTGAAATGTATCTCGGTAACAATCCACTCTCCATTGATCCATGCCTAGTGGTAAAGGATCCCATATATCTAAAAACTCTAATCTATTGTGACCAACTATTTTAAATCTAGGTAAATCTTCGTATCGGATTCCATTAAATGCTAATAAATCCCAAAATTCTATATTAGCTTCCATGCTACCATCACCAGTATTAATTCCACCTGCATTTGACACATTTGAAACACCATTACTATTATACCCCGAAATCTGATTTCCTTGATAATCAAGCCCAAAACAAATAAATTGTGACCTAGCTTCACTCTGAAACCAACCACCGACAGAATCAGTCATATTTTTCGCTATTTGAAATATGTAGCCAGGAGTATAATTAGAAGTAGCTATAGACGAAAATTCTTCATTATAATAATGAATATTGTTTTCATGATTATCCTGCATAGTGCCATTGTGAACATAGGTATCATATTCATTTACATAATGTGCTAAATTATCATGTGTCTGTCCATTATAATTATACTCTTGCAAATGTATTTGTATATCTAAAGGTGTTCCCCAAAAATGATTAAAGAAATTTTCGTAGTAATTAAATATCTGTCCAGGAAACATAGCACCAGGTTGATCATAAATTGAGGAAGTGTCTGACCATGACTTTATTTCATTTAAATCTCTGTTAATCCCATTAATAGTATACCCTGCTATGGATTGAGCAGTAATATCACTAGTAGATGAATACCAATACTTATACATATCAAATAACATTTTAGAATTAGGAATATATATAAATTCTACCTCTACTTCTTCTGAAATACTACCAAGGTTTTTTCTAATATAATTATGAATTTTCCACCACTCATCACAATCAGAAATCCTATTATAATAATCCCAAACATTATTATAGCCACCTGAATTATTACCAGGATTAAGTCTTATTTGTAACATATTACTATCATTATAATTATAAAAATTCCAACTATCTCCAGTTCCATACCAACCATTAGCAGTACTAGAAGTAGTAAAATCTTGTATAGGGTTATCAAGGTATCCATCTAAATCTTCATCTAATACTTCCTCTAATGTTGATATAGAAGATGCAGGTAAAGTAGCATAGGTCAATAAACTTTTATCCATGGCTTTATATTTATTGTGAAAAAATAAACCATTATCTTCATGTAAATAAGTTTCTACCACATCGGTGTGAGGTATAAATTCACCAAAATCAGGCGATAATGAAACACTATTAGCAACTCTATGAAATACAACTTGCATTACATTCATACCAATAGTATTAGATGGATAAAAACCTTGCCACATTGAGCTAAGATAAGTTCTTGCACCTGTTATATCTAAATCACTAATCCATTGTTCTGTATATAATTGTTCTTTGTCTTCTGGAACTACCCCCTCATCTCCATTATTATTTATATAAAATGATTTTAAACATTTTAAATAAGTTCCTGAATACATATATAAATTACTTGCATAATCAGAGTCTTCTTGTGTTGCATAATTATGTGTATTGAGGTTATCTTCTGAATAATAAGAACTTAGTGCTACAGGCATATTAAATCTATCAGGTAAACAATATATTTTTTTTTGCCTGTCTGTGTCTAAATTATCATCTTTATATAAAATACAAGGAGCTTTTTGAACATCACCAAATGTCATAGGAATAATTTTATTTATATCGCTATCTTTTAAAGCATTGTGAGGTTCTATTCTTGCAGATGGTACTTCTTTGTGCATTACAGATTCTGTTAAATCTTCTAATATTATTTTTACATTATCATAGTCATGATTAACTCTTTTAATAGTAGCTCTATATACAAGTAAACAATCATCTAAATCTGTGCAAGATTGTGATTTATAATATATTTCAACATTGACATTTAAAAAATTCTGAGTACCAAAAAAATCACTAAATGAATCTTTATTAGATAGAGTTATAGTTATATTGTTGACTTTTATATTTCTAGATTCTAAATCAATAGATTCTTTAATAGATGGTATTTTTAAATTTAACATTTTAAAATATGTTTTTTCACTACCCAAATTTAACACTTCTTCATTTTGAGATAAATATATTTCAGGGTTTGTTTTAATTACAACAACAGGATGTATATTTGTAACAGATCCTTGTATGTCACTATAAAATTTAGGTTTTTGAGTTAAATCAAGCAATTGAGCCACCCCTTCTTAATGCTTCTTTAATTTGTGGAACAATTTCATCTTCAACCATATCTTTACCTATAACAGGATTGTTTATAACTATATTAGCACCTGTTCCTCCACCTAAACCAGTATTCATTCTGTTTAAGTTTTCAATACCTACAGCCTCTACAGCATCTCTGCTCATGACAAATTCACCTCGCTCTGCTTCAATCATAGTGCCACCTTGAGAGTGTCTTTTACCACCAACCATACCACCATATTTAAACTTTTGTCCTTTAATGGTCTGTATCTGTAAAGCACCTGATGCAGCAATTAAAGCAACTAATGCTGCATTTAGTGGAAAAGGCTCATCCCAAGCAGCAGTTATACCTAGTGCAGTATTTGATATAGCTTCAGCAACTTTTACATCTCTCATTTTCTCTTTATGTTTTTTAGTTTGTTCTGCATATTTAGCTTCTATCGCTGACACCTTAACTTGCCTTATTCTTTCATTTCTTATGTCTTTAACAGTAGCAAGTTCTTGCTCTTTTGCTTGACTTATTTGTTGCATTTTAAGGGTATCGTAAGCATTTGCAACACCCATAACAGCATTATGAAACATTTGCCATTGTTCTTGAAAAGTAGCTTTTTCTTCATCTGACATATTAAATAGTTTTGCAAAAAAACCACCACCTCCATCACTACCACCACCATCTGCATCATCAATTACTTCTTGTTGATAAGCTATTAATTGACCTATGGTATCTCTATAATTTTCTCCAAATGCCTGTACTATAGTTTCAATGTCAAATATATCTTTTTCAAAAGTATCTTTAAAAAATGTAAATAAAGAATTATCAGCTATGCTCTTTTGGGTGTCACCTATCCAACCCTCTATTTCTGATGTGTCAAATTTTTCTAAACCTAGAAGATCAGCAACTTTAGGCATCTTATCTACAATCCAATTAAAACCATTCATAAGAGCTTTTGCTCCCTCTAGTCCTATAAGAAAGAAGTTATCTCTTACAAGAGCAAGGAAATTACCACTTAAATTGTTTACAAATTCTATTAAAGGTTTAGATATACTTTCCCATATTGCTATTAAAGCATTGGCTGCTAGTACAACTATAGCTTTTGGAAGTATAGCTGCTAACCCTACGAAAAACTGAACTATTGTATCACCATTTTTAATAAAGTTTTCTGCTGTTTGTTTTATGTCTATTTTTTTAAGATTGCTTATAAAAGGAATTACTGAATTGTGAACAAAGTCTGTCATTGATATTGCTGAAGATTTTAAAGATGGAAGTAATGCATCACCTATTTCTTCTGCTGCATCACCTACAGCATTTTTCATTTGCTTAATAGCTTTGCTAGTAGTATCTATATTTTTAGATAAATCACCATATTTATCAGCAACACTTGCAGTTAGCGACTCTAATCTAGCTTGACTCCCTGCTGTTCCACTTACTGCTATACCATAACGACTTAATGAGTTTGTAGTTGATCCAAATGTTTTACCAATTAAAAGACCTGCTTCGTTAAGTCCTATGCCCATACCTTCAGATAAATCAAGTGTTGCTTTAGTTAAGGCTTCAATTTGTTCTTCGCTTTTGGCAAAAGCAGATATTTGCCCCATAACTGAAAGAACTTCTTCATCACCAAAGGCTGTTACTTTTTGTTGGGCTGTAGCATATTCTAATAATCGTTTGCTTGTAAACCCCAATTGTACTGCTAATTTTTTCTCTGCATCCTCTTGTTTCATTGCAGCACTTGTAAATACACCTACAGTTTTAGTTACTAATGTTGTAGCAAATCCATATACAAGAAGTTTTGATCTAACTACAGACATAGTTCCACCTAAAGCCAACATTCCTGCATTTGAATCTTTAGTGGTTTTACTAACTCTTTGATTAGTTCTAGCTACATTATGTCCTGCTTGAGATAATCTTCCTTGTGATTTAGCAAGAGCATTTATAGCTTTGACTAATTGTTTATCACCTTTTGGTTCAAACCATACTGTTATTTTTTCACCACTAGCCATTATTTACCTTTCTGATTCTTTTTTTGCTCATCTATAACACTCTTTTCTAGTTTAGCAAATCCTTTTTTCATTATAAAATGCTTTTCTGTCCATATATATGGTTGTTCGCCATAAGAACCTGGGTAGGGTTTTACTGAGTTGTCCTTGCAATACAAATATCTTTTTATATCTTTTTGTAGGGTTTTATCAAACATTATATTAGAACAAGCAAAAAATGGTATTTGCGATTTTATAGACATACAAACATCAAATTCCTTATTGGATTGAATGCTCATTTGCACAGCTTCTTCTACTAATAGGTCAATTATTACCCATACATCGTCTTCACAAGTAAATTCTTTTTTACCATATCCAGTTATTGGAACATCAGCAATATATGGAAAACTATGATATGGACACCCCTCACAACTACTTAAAAGAATATTTAATTCTAGTTGGAGGGTTTGCCTTCCCCCATAAATAAATTTCCTTGAACTATACGAAAAAATTCAGTTCGTTCATCCATTGTAAAACCATATAGAAATTCATCTGATGTATCACCTTCTAGCATATTTCTTAACCAATGAGTAATAGTTTTTTGCATTGCAGAAACACCTTGCAATTTATTATTATCATCGAATATAAATTCTACTTTATCTAGAAGTTCATCTCTTAAATCTAAAGATATAGTTTTTAATGATATTTTTCTACCTGATTCTAGAGTATATTCATTTTTCTTTACTTTAGGTTTTGACTCTGCCATATTACCTCTTATTTAATTTAACATGCAATTTCAAATAGTGCATCACTTGAACCAATTCCTGCACCTACAGCTTTTACAGAAACATCTAACATCATAGCATCACCTTCATTAAATGCAACATTGGTCATTACAGATTTAGCAAATTTAAATTCAAACTCGCCATCTGATGGGGTATTATCAGTAGACATAAGAGTTTGTCCTTCACCTGCTGCAGCACCTGCAACTTGATCGTGAAAGTTTTCAAATAATACATCTGTATTATCATCATACTTAACAGAAAAATCAGCTATTGCTGATATTTCTCCAACCCTTGCTGCTGATTCATATCCTGTTGATGTAACACCCATAAAAACAATATCGTTTTCAACAGTTAATGAAAAACTTGCTACAAGAACATCACTAATATTAGCTAATACTCTATAATCTGATACCCAATTACTCATAAAGTAATTATTGCTACTAATTGCAGTATCTATTGCAATATCACTATTTGTTAAATCAGCAGGTAAACTTCCAGTTTTAAATGTAGCCGAAAATTTAATTCTACCACCCTCTGTATTTCCATCACCATTTAATGTTATTGAAGTGCAAAAACAATTTTTAAATGCTAAAGTATTTCCACTTGCAGGTGAACTGTATGCAATAGAAAGTATTTGATTTGCTGTTTGGTTTTCAGTACCTGATGTAAATGTTTGCGAACCTGCATTAGATGCTAGTAAGTATGGAGAAGTATCTCCTTGTGTTATATTTCCAAGCAATAAGTCTAAAACTTCAGTTGTAGCTGTGCCACTTACAGATATTTCCATAACTTTAGCTTTGTTATCTTGAAAAAAATCAGTTGCTTGTAAGACTCTGCTACCTGTTCTTGGGTCTAAAACTTGATTAAGATTTAGAGATGGACTCCCAATACCATCCACATCTACTGCTACCCAAGATAGATCAGGACTCCCCCCACTATCAGGATTTAAAGTATCCCAATCATCCTGTTCTGCTATTAAAAATGAAAATTGCTTTGGGGAGTAAGCACTTGCATTAACTGCCATTATTTTTCTCCTTCTTTTTTATTCTTCTTTTTTTTATTTTGTTTTTTTATTTCTTCTACATAATCCCAGGCTTTTTTTGGAACTCTTTCAACTTTTACTTGAATACCTGAATTTATCTTGTCAAATGTAGTTTGACAAAAACCTAACCTATTAAAACAAAACAATGTTGTCATAGGTTTATCTTTATTTTTCAACTTAATTTTCATTTGCACTCCTTATGCTAAATTGCCAAGATGTTGGCATTTCCATTCCCATTGTGTTATATGCATACCTGATTCTTCGTCTGCATTTAATGTTGTATTTTCAAATCTACAATTAAATGCTCTTGAACTATCAGATAAAGTCATTGTTATATTATCATGTATTAATGCTTCTATCCTTGACACATACCTTAAAATATGATCTAAAGCTGATTCCTTTACATTTACTTCAGAAAATATAAATCTAACTGTTATAGAGTATTCTCTCATCTCTCCATTAATATTATATTCTACTAAATCACTTCCAGTAGGAACTAATTGTAATGCTTGATTAACCCCTTTGGGAACACCTACACCTTTATATACAGGCAAAGCACCTTTAAACTCTGATTCTAATACAGATTCTAATTTATCTAAAAGATTTTTAAAATTGTTTGCAAACGAAACAGCCATTAATAAGATTTCCTCCCATATATACCAACACCACCTCTAGTAACTTTACCTGATTTTATATTTGAAGAATCAACTTCTTCATTATATCCTGCAACTTCGATTTCCCATTCATCAGCAGTACCACTTGCATTCGCTGTGGAACTATCTGTACTTCCACCAAATCTTATTTGCAATCCTCCTGCTAAAGTTTGGTAATCTCCATTTATAATTTCATCGGTAACTACTTGATTATCTTTAAGGTTGTCACCACTTTTTGTCCAAACAGAATATTTAGCAGTTCCTAAAACACCTCCTGTTGTAATTAAAACTTTTATTAAATCCCAAGAGCCTGACCATCTCCCTCTAGTATCTACAGGTCTTATTGCTCCTGATGTATAAGATACATCTCTTACAATACCTTTTGAAGAATCCCCAGTTGTTTGCCAAGATAAAGATGCTTTACCTGTGTTAAGCATTTCAATATTCTTATCAACTTCTTCCATAAAATTAGTAGCTATTTCTGAAGTAGCATCGTGTGCTTTTATCAAAAAAGAAGATGCTATTAAAGAAGTTGTTCTTACAACCATATAGTCATAATTACCTTCTTTATCTTTTAATTGTTCTCTTGGTAAATTAGGATCAAGTCTGCTATCTAAATATCTACTAGCATTTGCTGTTATTCTTGTAATTAAAGTTCCAAAATCTTCTCCTGCTTCCATGCTTAAATCATTTGGATTTGATGTGCAGTAAAGTATTACTTGGTCATAATAAGAATCATAATACCAAGAGTTTATTTGTGTTACTCTTATGTATGATTCTACTGTTGCAGTATTAGCTGAAGTCCATTGTATAGCTGTGCTTCCTAAAGCAGCCCTTCTTACTGTGATTTGATTTGTATCTATGTTTACAGCATCTATAAATCCTTGCTCATTAGCATTAGATGTAGAATCATCAAAATTTACATAATCGCCTACTTGCAAATCACTTTCGCTTCCTGTAGAAAAACTTGCATTATAATTAACAAGATTATAATCTACTGCATCTGTATCATCAATAATATCTATAGAAGCAGTAAGAGCTGTTTTATATATAATTCCTAATGAACCACCTTTTCCATGTGGATTTAACTCTTTACCATCTTGGAATAATTGTGTTATAAGACCTGTATTGTATGCAACATAAACATTATTACCTAAAGATTCCCATCCATAAATAGACCTTTTAGTATCAAAAGAATCTACTTGAGGAAAAACATCTTTTAATTGTCTATGTGTACAATATGTTGGTGCTGTCGCCATATTAACCCTCCACTACTAAGTTTATTTTTCCTGTTACTTTAGCATTCATTGATCTAACTTTTATTTCTTCTATAGTATTTTTAGTAGTTTCAGTTACCTTGCCTGATAAAGCACTTGTATGAACTAAACTTACTACAAATTCTGCATTAGGCTTTGAAACAAAATCAATTGCTCCTGTATCATAATTAATAATTCCACTACCATTTCCAACAAGCCTACCTCTACCATCATCATACATAAAACCTGCTGTATTTGACATAGTTTCGCCTGTTGTATTGTCTGTTATAGTATCATCAGGAACTCTAGCAGCTACTGCTGAATTAATATTTGCTATAGCAGGTATTCTACCAACTCCAAATGGTGTTGTCCCACTACCTGGAGCAGCAAGAAGTATCGCAGAAGATGATAAATAAGAACCTGATGTAAATCTTACATCTCCATTAACTATACTTACAGTTACTTTTTTTGTAAATAGATTTCCTGCTGTATAATATTGAGTATTTAAAGCATCTTGTATCTTACCTAAAACACCATTCCTTCCACCAAAATTAACATTACTGGCATCAGTAGTAAAAGACAGATCTACAAAAGTGCTTCCTCCATCTACTGTTATATTAAATTTATATGTAGTTGAAACTGCTAAACCTGTGTTAGTTCCAGGAGTTACTCCTGACATTCCCCATTGTTGGTATCCTGAATTATAACATTTAATTGCTACAGAACCAGGTAATATTCCTGATGTAGGAGCATCTGTAGCTCTACCATATCCAAATGCATTAAATGCTTTAAATTTGCCATCATTGTCAGTTCTTGCTGTTGAAAATTTGTCAAAATCATGGTAAGCATTGAAAAATGGGAAGCTTACAGCCACATCATCAGCATGTGTTGCTGCTGTTGAACCATGTACTGCTCTTATAATAGTACAGGTACTACTTGCCAAATCTGCACCTGTCCCTACTGCTGTAACTTCACATATTTCATTTTCCAATCTTATTAAATCTCCTACTCTAAAATATTTAGAGTGACCATCCTCTAAATATAAAGTGGTAGTTGTTGTTCCTGAAGCAATAGCTCCATCTGTTGCAGTATCTACATCAGCTCCTGAGTCTGTATACATATTAGAATCAGGTGCAGTATTTGCAACTGCTGTCCCTGCATCTATAGCAGAGTTATCAGAAGCAATCATTCTTGTTATAGGCATATTAAGAGATTCACCTCTACCAACTATAAAATGTATGTATTTATGGTCTTCAGCATCTTCAGCAGTTCCACTTGACCAATGATTTAATTTTAATGAAACACCAAGGGCTGAATCACCTTGATTATTAAATCTTAAATTTCTCGCAGCAGGTAATACTGATTTACCTTTATCCTCATCTGCTGAGAATAATGCTATATCACTAGAATCTACCCTCTGTGTTAAGTTTAATAGTTGTTTTCCACCTGATGATATTGCACCATCACCAATTTGCTGACTGAAGGGTTGATTTTGATTAGTCCTCATCCTTCTAACATCCAAAGATGGAGATCCTCCACCTCCTCCTGCTACTCCTCCAGTTCCTGATTCTCCACCATATCCTGCCATAATTTCTCCTCGCTATCTTAAATGATATTTTACTGTTATATTTACTGAATAATCTGAAGCTACTGAATCTGATTTAAAAAATGCTAAAATTACTTTATTTGCATCAACATCAGCACTATCTACTGTCCATGTACTTTTATATACTTGTTCACTACCTGCATTAGTTACATCTGAATTATGTGCTAACAATGTCCCACTTGCCAAAGCACTTGTTGAACCACTATTAAATGTATAAGAAAATAAGTGCATCCTAGTTGTTTCATCTCCTCCACTATTGGCTGTATCAGCACCCTCAAAAGAATATACTGCATCAATAGTTATATTGTCAGGAACTAACCACATCACAGGAACTAAATCAGCTCCTCTAGTTCCATTTCCTTCTGCTGTAGTAAATGATGTTGCAGGATCAGTTCCTGTCCCAAATGCAGGAGGGTATGTAATAGAAGCATAATTAGCATTTTGAAAAGTTAATGCTTGGTGAGTGTCATCAGCAAAATTATATGACTCAGAATTTCCTATCCCAAAGTTAGCATATTGAGTATTAACAATATGTTGCCCTATCCCTGCTTTAACTAAATCATTAGTCGAATCAACTGTCACTAAAGCATTTCCATCAGTATCATAGATTACTGTGTTTGTAGTAGAATCAGCACTTGGTTGAACTTTTAAATCCTGATTAGATAAATACAAAGAAGTAGTATCCCCATCACCACAAGTTATTTGCTTTAGAGATGTAGATATTCCTGTGTTAGAATTGTCTGTATGTAAAATATCTTTATAGACATCACTTAGTTTTTTATCTGTAAAACTTCCCATTATTTACCCTTATCCTTCTTACCTTCCTCAGATTCTTTTTTCTGATTCTTTAAATATTCAATAGTTCCCATACATTTAATGTATGCTGTTTCAATGCCTTTTAGTTGTCCTTCCAACTTCTCTATTTCTTTATCATAATCCATAGATTACAATCTCCTTGTTTATTAAAAGTTTGTTCCGAAAAATACTGCATTATCTGTTATTGTCGGTTCTGTGTATGTTATTATAAAATAACAATAAGTAAATCTTGTTGTTCCTCCTGAATGCAATGATAAGTCCACTCTCATTCTTATATCATTAATATCAGCATTAGTCCAAGCACTAGAGCCATCTGATGTTGTTCTGCTTGTAAATGTAATAGTTCTATAAGTTGCTGAAGCAGCTTGTGTTCCTGAACCTTCAGCACTCCAAAAAGTTCCAGATGAATTTAATATAGCCATATTTAAAGCAAATGATTGCCCTCTACCATTATTACCTGCTTTTACTACTGCTTGAACAGAATCTATGCTACTATGTGCTTCAGTAAAATCTTGAAATGCAACTTGGCAAGTTTTACCTGATGTTGTTGCTCTTATATGATTTGAATCTAAACTTGAATTACCTGTATGGTCATCATCTAATAGAGCATATACATCAGAACCTGTGCTTAAAGTCCAATCATTTGATACATCTGCATTAGGTAATAAATTAACAGTAGCCATTAATCTTGGAAATCCAAACTAGCTACACCATAAGCTATTTCATTATCAGCATCCCAATAAAAAGAAATTATATCAACATGGTTTGCATCTGTTGTTAATGTAGGATTACTACCACCTGCAAACTTAGCTTCATTATCTCCACTTGCTAAATTCCCTGCAGAATCTCTAACCCTATAATTAGTTATAGTTCTGCTTCCTGTACCATCTTGTTTTATTAATATAGTAAAATTGCCCGACATACTAGGAAAATACATATCCAAAGTTGTTATATTTCCACTTCCAAATGTTACAAATTGCTTATTAGAGTGTCTGAAATCAACTGTAGTTACACTAGAACTATAAGTTGGCTCTAATTGTGTAAATCCTACACAAGATTCTCCAAAGCTAACTTCATTACCATCAGTACCTTTTTCTGATAATTGCACCATAGTATCGCCACCAACTACAATCCTTACTAAATCAGCACTATGCTCGACTATATATGTTTCAGGAGATAAAGCATTTCCATCTAAATATAGTTTTTTTTCTGCTGGAATTTTAATATCTGCAGAGTGAACTACAATAGCTCCTCCTGCTGCATCTAAAGTAATATTTCCACTTGAATCAAATTCTAATGAACCTGATATAATTTTATCTAATGAAGTAATAGTTAAATCACCACTAGAATAAGTAACATCAGATAATTCATTTAACTCTGTAGCACCTGCATCAGTTCCTGTTTGAACAGATGCCCCATCTACTGTTATAGCTGAGGCATCAATAGTCCCTCTTACTTTTAATTCATTTTCAGAAAGTTCCAAAATACTATTCTTACTGTCTACTTTTATTACCTTTAAGTTTTTATCTATATTAGAATCATCTCCTAAAGTTATAGGATTTCTCCTTTTAGGTTCGTAGTCAGTAAGTATTTTTCTTGATCTTCTATATGGCATTACTTTCCTTTAATCTTATCCACTATAGGTTTTAATACCATATCCCACACTAAATCATCTTTTTTAGATGGACTTAGTTTAATTGCTTTTTCTAATACATATAAACCTAATAAAAACCATTCCCAGT